TATTTTGCTTGTTTGAATTTTTCTTCTCCATCTTCCATTTCTTCTTTTGTTTTCATCGTTAATGCATCAATTGGTTTTGCATCACAATCTTTAAATAATGGCTTTGTATAAGGTGCAGAACCATATCTTGTAAAACCCATTTCTTCTAATGCTAGTGCCATAGGTACAACACCTCCATCAATATAAAAGCTATAAATAATGATAGGCCCTTTTGATTTTTTAACAATATTACAGATTTCATACATCTTGGCACTATAATTTTGCAATTGCTCTAATGCAAAAATATTACCATACTTTTCTTTTATTTCTGGTTTATAATCATAATTGTAACGTAATTCATTAGGTGAATAATGAGTATCATATGTCATTATCCTAGATAAACCTGTTTTTCCAACCATAGTACTCGATATATTTGAAGTCTGTTCTTCCATATTATCAAATTCTTCATTAGGAAATACAATATTTAAACTTTCTAATGGTTCTTTTAATAATACATATCCAAATGATTCCATATTTTCAAAAGTAGGAACATCTTGTACATTTTCAGAAAGAGATAACTGATTATTTTCACCTTTCTTTTGGAATCCATCAATAATATGTTTATATACTTTCTCTTGATATGACCCCATCTTATTTACATAAACTGGAACATTTTCTAATGGATTTTCGATTTCCTTCCTATTCAATTGTGTTTTAAAATAATCTTCTTTACTTATTATTTTTTCTGGATCAAAATCATCAGGATAAACTCTAAATGGAAAACTATATGGATTTTCACCTCGAATAAAACTGACATATCCAGTCAACTTACGAGTTAATAAATCTACACCTGATTCATATACTTTATCATCTTTTGTTCTTTCTTCAACAAAGTTTCCTTCTTTATCAAATACATCATCTTCTTTGATTAAACTACGATTATCTACTACATTCAACAAGTTGGTAAGCCAAATTATTTCCTTATAACTGTTATACATAGGCGTTGCTGACAACATTAACAAACGAATATTTTCTGCTTTTTCGCAAATATACATTAACAAGTTTGCTGTTTTCTTTGATTCTTTATTGTCTTGCAATATACGCAAATTATGAACCTCATCAATAATAATCAATCTGTTATTAAAGATTTGCTTAATTTTTTTTAATTCGATATTTTTTTGTTGTTCATAAGTTAAACCATCAGAAGATACAGTTATTTTACGTTTTATAAAATTACCCAATTCACGATATCCCATAAAAATATAATATTGATTAATAAGGTTATTTATTTGAGAAATAAGTTTCTCTCTTGTTACATTTATAAATTGAGAAGGATTAATTTCATTCAATAATGTATTTCCAATACATGTTTCCAAATTCCAAAGTCCATTTTCGAATTTTAATTTTCTATCATCAAATAATTGCAATCGGAAGTTATTTTGAACATTAGGAGATGCAATCACCATAATTCGTTGACTTAGATTCACTTGTTTCATATAACCTCTCATTTCTTCGGCAATACCAATAGCCGAACACGTTTTTCCTGTACCTAAACCATGATATAATAATAAAGAGTTATATGGAGTATCAAATGACATAAAATTTTTAACAAATAGTTGATGAGGTAACAGTTCAAAGTCTTTATTGCAGAAGAATTCTGCTTGTTCTTTTACGCTTTTAATTTCTCCATCATATTTTATTTCATTAAACTCCTTATGCTTTGCTATTTTTTCGTTAAAATTAGGATCATCTAAATTTGGATACAATTCATCATGTTCTTTCTTTTCATCATCTTTTGATTCTTCTACAGACTTATTATAATCGTATTCTAATTTTTCTTTTTCAAATAAAAAGGTGTTATATTCTTTTGATTCTTTATCCAAAGGTTCAATTCCTATTTTTTCTTGTAGTTCTTTTTGCTTGTCATTAAGTTCAACCTCTAAATCTAACTTGCTTTCTTCATCTTCATAATCCGTTTTTTGATTTTGATTAAAATCGTTTACTTCCATTTCTTTTGATTCATCAAGTTCATTATTAATTTCTTGATTTTCTTGAATCTCTATTTTTTCTTCTTCTGTAATTTCATCAACTTGTTCAGATTCTTTTGTTTCAGCATCAGGGCTTGGAGATGCTTCTTTTGATTTCTTCTTTTTCTTCTCCTTCTTTTCCTTCTTATACTTGTTCAGTTCATGTTCTAAATAGACTATCTGAATAATCAATTCACTTTTTAAATCACCATACTTTGCTGCAATACTAAGTTTTCTTTTTTTTAATTTTTTATCTACATCTTGAATTAGTCTTTTAAGTTCAGCATCCTTCAGTTTTCGAAGTTCTTGAATACGATCAATATATGAATTTAAAAATTCAATAAGTGTATTATCATAGTTTTTATTTTTTCTTCGCACGACTTCTAAAGTTACATTATTTTCGAGGTCTATTTTAAATTTTGGTAAACATTTATTCGAACTATAATCACAGCGTTGACCAGATGGACATCTTTTTCGTTTACCTTCTTCGTCTTTCTCACATGTTTCGCCGCTTTCTTTCTCCTCTTCTACAACTGTATCTTCTTGAACAGATTCATTAAAAAAATTCATAGGGTTTAAAGGTCCCAAAAATTTTCTATCTTTTGGTGCAATTTCTAGTGGTCGAATTTCGTTAACATTATCAACAATTAATGAATTCTTTTTGGTTTTATTATTAGATTCTTTTGACTTCTTTTTTTTACTTTGACCTGTAGACATATATTATATAAACTATATATAATATATACATTAAATTAACAAAAATATAAGCGATAGTTTTGAATTGTACTATTAATTTTATGCAATATTCTTTTTTTTTCTAAATTGTAACACCTAATTAAATTTTGACAATCGTTGTAATCATACCAATCCATTTTACTTACCTCACTTTCTTGAAACTTGTCCATATTTATTTTTTCAGAATCTTTACAATATGCCAAATAATACTTGTGTTTATAAGATTTATAATTTGATCCTGTAAATATTTCCTCAAAAGGTAAGATATTTTGAATGTTATGTAAATTCTTGGAATTTATACCAGTTTCTTCTGTAAATTCTCTAAGAGCACATTCAAAATCTTTTTCTTGGTAATTTCTTCGTCCCTTGGGAAATCCCCATTCTGCCTCATTCCAGTGTCCAAGATTATTACTTTCGTCAATCAATTCTTTTAAATCATATACTTTTTCGCCATTAATATATACTCCGCTCTTTAACAAAAGAAATTTCTCTTGTGAACTAATTTCTTCTGCTTTATATTGACTATTAATTTTTTCTTTACCCCATACTTTTATCCATAAAACCGGAAAATCATTTTTCAAAATATTATCTTTTTCTTCAAATGTCATTTGGTTTAGCATATTTAAAATATAACTTTTATTGTAGATTGAATATTTTCCTCTCATAAAGTCTATAAATCCAAGAGTATCTTTTCTTCTTATCATTAAGTATTGTATTTTATTATTATAAATTCGAAAAGTAATAAATCCTATACTTGTGATTGGCATTTTACAGTGACTATATAAATGACCAATTTTACCACAGTTATTACAATATAGCTCATTCATATTAGTATTAATCTAAAGAAATAAAGTAACATATCTTTATATAATTATAAGAACTATGAATTTTGATCAAGATATCTGGGGTCCCCATTATTGGTTTTTTCTGCACACAGTATCTGAATCTTATCCTTTAAATCCTACGAGTGTTACTAAAAAGAAATATTACGATTTAATACAAAATTTTCCTTTGTTTATACCTGATCCCTCTATTGGAAATAAATTTAGTGAAATGCTAGATAAATATCCTGTATCACCATATTTAGACTCAAGAGATTCATTTGTAAGATGGGTACATTTTGTACATAATAAAATTAATGTGAAATTAGGAAAGGAAGAAGTTACTTTAGAAACAGCTTTAGAAAATTATAGAAATATGTATAAACCAAAACGCATTTTATTAAAAGAAACCATCATTCAGAGAAAACACATTATACATATTATTTTTCTATTTTTTTTATTAATTGTCATTTACTTATTATATAAATAATTTATTCTAATAGTATTTTAATATGAGATTCGAATTAATAATAATACTAATTACTGGATTAGTTGTTGGCAATATTTATACTGATGGTAAATATTTAAAAATGGCTATGGAAAAGAAAAAGTATTTACAAATGGGCGGTGTTGTTTTTGCTGGATTATTAATTATTTTTCTATTTAAGAAAAATCCACTTCATGCAAAAGAGTTGGTAGGTGCATCAAATGAATATTTCAAATATTTGCCGTTAGATAAAAATACAAGTGACATGATAAGTCCTATTTTAGATTTTACATCTAAGAATGAATTTTCAAACAATCCTTATTATGATAATACAATTCTTCCTATGACAAATGAACAAAGGATGGAAAACAAGATTAAACAATCTGGAAAAACTGGAACAAAACGTTCTGTTAGTGAAACTAAGAAAAAATATGTGGCTGCTGGACAAAGTTGGAAATGTGCAAACTGTAGAAAACAATTACCTGCTTGGTATGAAGTAGATCATGTTATACGTCTTGAAAATGGAGGCTCTAATCAAGTAGATAATTTAGTAGCTTTATGTAGAGATTGTCACGGAGAAAAAACGGCAAAAGAAAATATGTCAAAATATTTGTAAATTATAATATATTAATTTTATATAATCTTTATGGCAGAAGAAATAGGAACAACAAAAGGTCCTCAACTAAATTATATAAAATATATCGCTTTGCTAGTAATAATCATAATAATACCAATCGTATTAGAATTTGATCTACAAGGTAAAAAACTTTTTGAAAAAAACACTATGTTATACTTGTCTGTATTAATCGTTCCTCTTATTTTTATTTTTTGTTATGAATTCATTTTTCAAGGCAAAAAAATAGAAAATAAAGAGATGCTAAAATATTTCTTTGGAGTAGCGGTTATTATGGTTATTTTTAGTGCATTATATCATCAATTAGCTGCTTATAAGGAATTTTTTACAATCGGATTTTATGTTTCAATCTTTTTAGCATTTATTGGTATTATTGTTGGTTTGGCAGTATTATTCATTTTGTTCGGAAACTTTTTTAAATCTCAAACGGGGGTAATATCTTTTATTACATATTTTATTTTTTATATTCCATGTTTGCTATTAGACTTAGTAAAATATTTAATCAAAGAGTTTAAGCTAACAACGAAACCAGTCTACATTTTACTATTTGTAGAAGCAATCGTTATATTTATGTATTATTATTTTCCAAAATTATTATCTTATATATCTAGCAAAGAAGGTGTTCCATTAATTGAAAAAAATATATTTTTACACCAAGAACAAACTTTCTCTATTCCTAATGAAGTGTTAATTGATTTGAAAGATGATATAACTTTGAATAACTCTGCTACGGTCCTCGACACCACAAATAGAAAAAATTATTCAGTTTCTATGTGGATCTATTTAAATAACTATGATCCTCTCGTAACAGACGAAGAATATGAAAAGAATATAATTGACTTCAATAATGGTTTACCAAAAATTAATTTTGTAAATGGTAATGCTACTAAAAATATTAATGTATATTATACAAATATAGGAAACAATAAAAGTATGCCTTTGAAACTATCAACACAGAAGTGGAATAATTTAGTATTTAATTATCAATCATCACATGTTGATTTGTTTGTGAATGGTCATTTAGAACAAACTTTTGAATTTACAGATAATCTTCCAAATTATACTTTAAGAAACAATATTATCAAAACAGGTGATGATAAAAATTTACAAGGTGCTATTGCAAATGTACGATATTACAGATTACCTCAAAATAATCGAAAGTTGGTGAATTATTATAATATTTTAAAGAATAAAAATCCTCCCACATTTAATTTGTAATTAATTAATATAGTAAAATTATGAATACTTTAGCTTTTGTTTTAGGAATCGTTATAGTTATTTTGATTTACATTTTATATAAGTTTTTTTCTCAAAAAGCAACTACTTTGGTTGAAACAAGTTCATTAAACGAAACACAGGACGCAATCACAATTAAAAATAGTCCTACTTCAACAAAATATTCATATGCTGTTTGGATTTATATAAATTCTTGGTACACAAGTAGCCAAGCAAGTACAAACACCGGTAAGAAGATTTTTGCTAGATCAAACAATTTAGAATTATATTTTGAAAATAATTCTCCTGTACTCAAATGTAGAGTTACAACAGAGAATTCTGGAGAAGAGACTACAAGTTCTTCCGAAGAATTTATTGTAAGTAAGAACTTTCCTCTTCAAAAATGGACTCAAGTTATTGTAAGTGCTGATAATCAGTATTTTGATTGTTATATTGACGGAAAATTAGTAACTTCCGTAAGAGTACACAATCCTAGTATTCCTGCCAGTACAGCAACTATGTTATTAGGTGGAGGAACTCTATTCGATGCTTATGTATCTAAATTTCAACACTGGGCTGAAGCTATCTCGCCCCAAACTGCATATGAATCTTATTTAGCAGGAAATGGACAAACTACATTATTCCAACAACTTGCTGCTTATGGTTTAGATGTAACAGTATTGAAAGATAATATTGAATATTCTAGATTTAATTTATTTTAAGTAAAATCGTTTTATAACATTAATATATAACGATTCATGGATAATAATCAAGCTCAATCAAATGTACAAGATTCTATTAAAAAAGTAGAAGAAGGATACACTAGCACAAAAAACTACGTTTCAGATAGTTTAAGCAAATTTTCACAGCAAGTTAAAGATAATGTAGGCGCAGGTACTAGTTTCTTAAACTCCAATACAATCATCGCAAAATTTGCTTTTATTGTTTTAATCATTATCATTTTTGTAATCTTATTAAATTTAGGGATTGTTATACTGTCAAGAATCAGATCACCACCTAGCAATCCTTTTTTGATTAACGGATTAATTAATGGAGGAGATCCTAAAAGTATTAACCAAGATCCTACAGATAGAAACTCTATACCCATAGTAAGGTCAAATAATGAAGACGGTGGTTTAGAATTTACCTATTCAGTATGGCTTTTTATCGAAGAAATAGGAAAAAACGGAACTAATACAGTAAACTACAGAAATGTATTTAATAAAGGTGATAATAATTACGATAGTGTTACTGGATTAGCAATAAATAATGGTCCAGGTTTATATATTGAAAATAAAGATAAAACTTTAGCTCAACAAGAATGTAATTTATTGTTTATTATGGACAGTCAAAAAGGTAGAAATGAAATCACAATTGGAAATATACCTATGAAAAAGTGGGTATGTGTTAATATTCGCATGCAAAACACAATTTTAGATGTTTATGTGAATGGAATTATTACTGAGCGCAAAGTATTAGAAGAAACACCTAAACAAAATTATTACAATATGCAAGTAGCACAGAATGGTGGATTTGCAGGAAAAATATCCAATTTAAGATATCATGAACGTGCTTTGAATATTTTTGAAATTAAGAAAATTTTGAATATTGGTCCTAATCTAAATGCAGATACGAGTGATTCTTATTCGTCTGGTTATTATACATATTTATCAAATTTATGGTATTCAGATAAACTATAATTATATTATATTAGTAGTAATATAATTATGTCAGCAGAAGAAATTTGTAGACAAAGAAAAATGTTTATGCAATTTAATGTACCTTTATCACGTTTAACGAAACAATCTCCTTATGATGGTACAATTACTCAACAACAACTAGATATGCGAAGAAAAGCGGAAATTTTAAAATATGATAAGAATTCTTCATCTTCTAATCGATTAACACAAAAACAACAATTTGCTAATATTACAAATCCAAATTATAATGCCAATAGAGTTGCTTGCACAGAAGATAAATTACGTCCTGTTCCTTCATCTTCTTCTGGTATTCCAGGACCTATTGTATATTTATTTGAAGATCCGTCAATTCCTTTATATAATTACATTAAAGGAACAAATCCAGGTGCTATTACGTTGAATGAAGATGAAACACAATGGACAATTAGTATAGAAACAGATGTAATTAATAGCGAAAATATTGATACTTTATTTAGCACATTAATAATTAAAAAAGCCATTAATCAAGCTGCTTTATTTTATAATGTTCAAGTACCGGTTTCATATAGTTTGGTTGGTGCAAATCTTTTTACAGATACTAGTGGAACAATCATAAATGTGAGTAATATTACTTCTACTTTTAAAGCCAAATATAATGACGGTGTGGCTCGTACATTAAGTAGTAATTTACCAAGTAATGAAATGCGTGTACATTTAAAACCTGATAGAAATGTAGTAACCATCGGAAATTCGTCTACTTATAGTTTTTCTGCTTCTGTATTTGCCGGTTATATGAATTTAAATGACGTTCTAATCTATACATCTCCCGGAAACGTATATACATTCAATCAATTTTTAACAACTACAAAAAAATTAGATTTGAGAACAAATATGGTTGAATACACAACAACTTCACAAACTGAACTGTTAAATGGAGTTACTTTTGGTATGAAATTGAACGCAGTTACTGATACTACATTTATAAGAGAAGAAAAAAATTGTACGATTGTATCACCTCCATATAGTGAATCTAGTAATACATTCTCTATTACAGATTCTACTGGATTATCTAGTAGCCAAGAATTATTTTCAAATTCTCCGTTTATTTCTGTAAATCTTCCTGTAAAAGTTGCATATGGTACAAATAGCTTTGGTTCAGGAAATATTTTTTATGTAGATAATAGTATTTCTTCAATCATCGTAAACACGGCTACGACGTATAGATTTGATGTTTCTGATACAACAAATACTGGGCACATATTGGCATTTTCTACAACTTCAGATGGAACACATGGAGGTGGAACACAATATATAAATAATGTAATTTATTCTGGTACGCCCGGTAAAGAAAATGCATACGTATTAATAGAGATTAATCCATGGACACCTCTCCCGTTATATTTTTATTGCAAAAATCATACAGGAATGGGTTCTAGTGTAGTATCGAGTTAAATTGACTGAGATTCCCTTTTATTTTTCAAGGTTTCTTTCAAAAAAGCTATACATGTGTTATTAATATTATTATTATAATAAGGCAAATTAGTATAATCAAATGTTAATTCATCTTTTGTATTAATAATACAATTATACATATATTTAATATCACTTATCACAATCTTGCAAATTTCAATCTCTTCATTATTTAAGCTTTTATTTTGAAAGAATATTTTATCGAAAACAATTCGCGGTTGTTGTACATACATATGTAACTCTTTTGTCATTCTATTAACAATATAATTTGAAAAAATAAAATACAATCCATAAATCACTATAATAAAATTATTATACTTTTCAATATCACCTGACGACAGGTTACGATTTTCCTGACATGCTATATGTTCTAACCAATTTCCTGTTTCCAATATTGAATCGTTTATTTTTATTTCAAACTCTGTATCTTTATTCAAGTAAGATAAATTATCAATATGATTCTTTAATTGATCAATTGATAATACATTTCTTTCTAATTCAATTATTTCTTCATTTATCTTATCCTCAGACCATGTGAGAATAGTATTATATTTCTCAACTAATATATCAGTTTCATTCTGTTTTTCTTTATATTTTAAGAAAGTACTGTTTAATTCATGTATTAATAAATCACGTATATCATTTGGTATAACTTCGTCTACGTAGCTACCTCCTCTTACGTTATCTATACCAAAACTTCTCATGTATTTCTTAACAAAAAAATCAATTTCTAAAGAATCTTTTACACATGTGTTACTAAAATTTTTAATAGGTATATATTTTTGCATATAAGGATACAATAAGATTGATTCAAACAAAATATCATTCATGTTTTCTTTATTTGATAAATGGATAATCCATTTACTTTGTTGCAGCTCTAGAGCATAGATTTTATATGATTCCATATAATAATAAAGTTCATTAAATATTATTATTATACACGCATTAATGAGTTAAGGTATATTGTGTGAATGTAGGATTCAAACATAATTTTTCTTCAGGGAAAACTTGTCCAGATAAACACTTATCATATTCACCAATCTCTATGCATCCTCGTTTTCCTTGGTATTCACCAACTAAACACCATCCTTTTTTCGAAGAAATAGGATTTTGAATAGGATTTTTTGTAGTATCAGGTGAAGGTTCTAAATCTAATGATCGTTTTGGTTTATCTAAATCTAATGATTGTTTTGATTTATCTGAATTATCTGCAGAAAGATCGAAAGAACTATTTAATGATTTCTTTGCATCAGGAGCAACTCCTTTTTTACTTGCATCAATTAATAATTTTCCAATAGATTGTACAGATCCTCCAGCAATTTCAACACCGGTGGTGGCAACATCTGTACCCAAATCAGCCCCCTTATCTATGATAGTTCCTGCTGTATATCCAAAGATTGATAAAATTTGATTTACTAAAGGTCCGAAAATTTTAACTAAAACTTCCATGAAATTGCCAACAATATTCAATAGATTTATTCCTAAAAATGATAATATTAGCAAAATTACCAAAATTGTTATGATAAAGTTTTTGTTACTAAACATATTTGTAGTATCGAACTTGAATGACTCTTTATTTTCGTTATCCATTACCTAATATATATATTACATACTATTTTTTTAGTTTAGCATAAAATAATAATTTATTTAAAGCATTTAGAAATTCGTTCACAAATAGTTTATAATTTATTTATTGAATATAAATGAAGTTAATGATCGAATCTTTATTTCTTATTCTTTTTAGTGTAACTTTTCTCTTTATTTTACTATTAGTTTATCACTTTAAGAATAAAATTACAGCGTTGGAAAAAAAGAATGAAACCATGTTTGATATCTTAAATAATGTAGTTAGTGAATTGACAAATATCAAACGTTCCTTACCAACAGGTGTTGTTGACTCACAGTTTCAGCCTCGCACAGGCGGAGAAGTTTTACCTGGAGGAGCCTATGAATTCGAAGAAGTAAATAATTCAGTTATGGGAGTGAATGGCGGTGATGAAGAATATGAAACTGTTGAAGAATATAGCGAAGATGAGGAAGATGGTAGCGAAGATGAGGAAGATGGTAGCGAAGATGAGGAAGAGGATAGTGATGACGAAGAGGAGGATAGTGATGACGAAGAGGAGGATAGTGATAATGAAGAAACAGATCAGGAAGAATCACCTTCTGTTAAGAAGATTTCAGTCCAGCTTGATGAACAAATAAATCCCGATGCAATCAACGCTGAAGAAATAGTTGTAGATGAAAATGAATTTATTGAAGAAATTGAACCTAACCTTGAAGATTTAAAAGAAGAAACCATTACAGTAGAAAAAGTTGAAGAGGTCAAGACAGAAGTAAATATGGAAGAATATAAAAAAATGCATGTACAAAATCTTAAAAAATTGGTTACTTCGAAAGGTTTAACAGAAGATGCCAGCAAAATGAAAAAAACAGAATTATTGGCTTTACTAAAAACTGAGAATCAATAAATTTAGAAATTATTAATAATTATAATATATTCCTTTTTATATATTATAAGCATGTTTTCTGACGTTTTAAAAAATTTACAAAGTACATTATCCGCATATCCAGAAACGAAGGAAACTTTACCTCCTTCTACTTTAGGATATAATACAAATAATAAGTATCCCGAGTTTCCTCCTATAATGAGCGACGGAAGAGCTGTAATTGCTTCATGGCAACCTGAATCTACCGTGAATGCTTATCTTAAAGAATCAAACGGTATTAATTCAAATTGGAAATATAGAAAATATTTAACAAAAAACGCAAACACGGTTATGGATCATAATTTTAAAGAGGCATGTAATGATGCTGGTTACTTTAAACGTCCTATTGATCTTACAAGTGTACACTCCAATAAATTTAAACAAATAAATGAACCCCATTTATATAAATCTTTAGACGATGAGACAAAGCCATTTGGATACACCTCAACTGATTTAAAAACAAACTATTTGACAAGAGAAGAATTACAATCTAGAAAGGTTGCCCCTTCTATTACTCAAGACAGTCTATTAAAAGCACAACTTAGAATGTAATTAGTTTTTGGTTTCAAAATCATTTAAATGAATATATTAAATTCATTTAAATGAAATTAATTAGCTTTGATGTAGGAATTAAAAATATGGCTTATTGTATTTTGGATTTATCAGGTACAAGTTTTCAAATCAAAGATTGGAATGTTCTCAATCTAATGAATCCTGTTGAAACGACGAATTATATTTGTAATTGTAAAGTGAAAACAAAGAAAGAAGAAAAGGTTTGTGGAAAACAAGCAAAATATAAGAAAGAGAACATGTACTTCTGTACTCAACATGCTAATTCAAACAAAATCTATATGATGTTTCAAAAAGATTTAACCAGTCAAAGTCTAAAAAAGAAAAAAATAGATGAACTTTTATTAGTAGGAAAGAAACACATGTTTTTTTTGGATAATATAAAACGAACCAAAGCCGATATTTTAAATACATTAGATAATTATTTTTCAAAAAACATGCTTGATGTTATTATAAAAGCTAAAAAAGTAAATGCCGGGGATACAGATTTGATTACTATAGGAAAAAATCTTAAAAACGAGTTATTGAAAATAGATGAACTGCAAAATATAGAAACAGTTTTTATTGAAAATCAAATTTCACCTATTGCTAATCGAATGAAAACAATACAGGGGATGTTAGCACAGTATTTTATTATGACAAATGAAGATTGTAATATAGAATTTGTGTCTTCTGGACATAAATTAAAACAATTTGATCAATTAAAAGAAAAAACAAGCTATAAAGAAAATAAACAGCAAGGCATTTTCTTTAGCAAAAAATTAATAGACAATAATGAATCTCTTTCAGAATGGAAAG